CGCTAATTCAAAGAAATTTGAAGGAGTGCCTAGTCACATACATGAGAGAATTCGAGATATTTTTGTTGAGAAGCATCGTCTGAGAGGTATGACTGTGAAACCCGAGGTGTATTCGCTTGATGAGGCTCTTAATGGTAATTCTTTTCTTAAAAGTTTACCACTTAAGCCTTCTGCAGGACACCCACTGAAATCAATGGTTCCAGATGGGGAGTCAGGCAGATCTTGCTTTATCGAGCGTGACATTACGGGGCGTAAGTCTATTGTGAGTCCAATACTCATGAAAGAACTTCATGATATTGAGGCGCATAAAAGGCTTACGATTGTTCATAGTTGTCATCTTAAGGATGAGTGTCGGTCGCCAGAGAAGGTAGATAAACCTAGACTCATAACTGGAGCTCCTTTGGCTATCACCCTTATGGCTCGTCGTCATTTGGGTGCATGGACTAAAGCAGACCAGTTTGGGGTACCAGGAGTTGCGTCCTGTGTTGGTATGAATATGTTTTCTGGTGATTGGCACAAACTTGTAAGTCGTTTGGTAGAAGTGGGTTTCAATGGCTTTGCTGGTGATGTTAGGTATTTCGATTCTAATATGATCAGGATGGTTTTGGACCTCCTTAAGGAGTGCATCAATGCTTTTTATGGTGATGTTGGGGATTCTTGGATCCGCAATATGATTGTTGAAAGTACTATGGTGACTCTTCTTAAGTTTGGGCAGTATGTTGTATCCAAAGATTTTGGAGGAACTACGGGTAATCCTATTACCGTACATTCTAACAATTTTCTTATGGAGTATCTAATGCTAGCAGCTTATTTGATGCTAGCAGAGGAGACTCATAAGGAGTACAATGATCCTGCTTTCTTCTACAAGTTCTGCCGTTTATGCTTGTACGGTGATGATCACATTTGTATGGTTCATCCAGAACTGTACTCTTGGTTCAATTTTCGGGAGGTCAAGCGTGTTCTCTTGTCCGTAGGACTTGAGTACACGGATGCCCTTAAGAAAGGAGATGACACACCACTCATGCATATTACAGAATTGCCTTTTCTGTCACAACGGACTCGCATAGATGAAACCAAGGAACTTGGAGACGTTTATGTGGCAGTGGCATACAAAAAGGATATGACTTCTCTCAAATGGGTTTCTATGGGATTATCACCGGCTAATGCAGTTATTGCAAATGCCGTTGGGATTCTCTACAGATCCGTGGGTTTAGGACGTAAGGGTTTTAATGATTTGCGT